GTGAATTGCTTTTCAAGTTTTGTTAAATCCTTGATTGCTTGCTTTGAACCTTTGTCATTGTAAACGGTAAAAATGCGCTCAACAATTGCCACCTTTTTACCTCATTTCTCTATTGCTCAAAGTTTCATCCATTCGGGTTTGTGCCTTTTGACTTGCTTTTTTGATTGCATCTTTTACGCTATTGAAAACTTGTCTGCGGTTTTCATCTACCGCACGAATTATTGCACGGCCTTTGTCTTTACCTTGTCCGGTTGCCGTTGGCAATGTGCCGTGTTCTCTTTGAATCACACCAATGAATTGTTGCGATGCAAATGGATTTCTTGAACGGCTTGCAGCACTTCGCATTCTGCTTCTTGCACTTCCGCGACCGGCGGTTTCAAAGATTGCACCCGCCGGGTCGCGCTGAACAACTGCATAAGTGTTGCGGAAGCCATTGCCATTTTTCTTGGATGTCGCTGCCGTTTGCTTGATGCCTTGTCTAGCTTTGCCGGCATCAAAGGCAACGAATCCGCGAGTTTGGTTTTGAGTGAGTGGGCCAATACCGGTGAACCTTTCGGTTCCACCCTTATTCCATCCCGAAGGATGAACGGTGTCGGGAATGTAATCTTTGGCTTGTTGAACAATCGGGCGAAGAACACCCTTCACTTCTTTGTCCAACTCTCTTTTCAAATCCGGGGCATAACGCTCAAGGGCTTTGATGTCTTCGGATAATCCTTCAATCACGATTCGATATTGCGGTGCATCCACTATTTTTCACGCGCCCTTGCTCGTTCTTTTAAGTAAGCGAAAATTGCTTCAAGAATACCATCCGGGGCATCCAACAAATCATTTGGTGAAAGCCCCGTTTCCACCGCGATGGTGGCAATTGCATATGTTAAAGAATCGCGGTGGATTCGGAATTTGGGTTTGTTTCAAGCCCTACTTCAACAAGAGTGTCCAAGAACTCTCCGCCAAAAGGCTTAACAACTTTTCCGTTGTATTTGAGCGCCAACCAAGCAAGATAATAAATATGCTCAAGTTTTTGCTCTTCGCTGATTAACTTGGCAAGACCCTTGTTGAATTTCTGTTCAAATTCAACAATCATTCTTGGCCTAAGAGAATAAAGATTCTCAACGCCGTCATCGGTCTTGACCCTGATTTTCAATCCATCCATTTTTGTTCCCCCTTATGGGCTAGTTGTTAGGAAGTTGCCTTTGTAATTGCACCCGAAATCGGCCATGTAACCGAAACGGTTGCGAGTTCACCAACGGCACCCGATACCGGTTGCCATTCTGTAATCAATGCATTGAATGTATATTTTGGATTTGTTGCACTTACTGCCGAAGAAGTTGGGCGAACTTCCATTGCAACGGCAGTTCCAATCTTGCTCAAAGCATCGCTTGGATAAATTAACTGCTCAAGGGCACCGGAAGCAAAGTCTTGGCTAAATTCCAATGTGATGGCATTGTCGGCCAATCCCGCAATTCGTGTTCTTGCAGTTGAACCCATAGTTGTTGTTTCTACAACATCAAGTGATGTGTTAAGTGAAACTGAGCTGACATATGTTGAAATGTCGGTGCTTGCAAGCACGACATATGCATTTGTTAAAACGAACTTTGCCATTTGTTATGCGACCGCCTTTGTGATTGTGCCTGAAATCGGCCATGTGACCGATGCCGTTGCAAGTTCTCCGACCGCACCCGATACCGGTTGCCATTCTGAAACAAGCGCGGTGAAGGTGTAGGAAGGATTCGTTGCGGATGTTACTGAACCAACCGGCTTGACAACAACGGTTGTTGTTGTTCCAAGCAAAGGATAAATTGTTGGCTCAAGAGTTGATGTTGCGAAATCCTGCATGAATTCCAATGTCACGGAATTGTCTAAAAGTCCGGCAATTCTTGTGCGTGCTGCAGTTGAACCAAATCCGGTTGTTTCAACAACATCTTCGGAAACATTTAATGAAACCGAACTTATGTATGTGCTGAGGTCAACCGAATTGATGGTGATGTAAGCATTAGTGAGAACTAGCTTTGCCATTATTCGAAGGCTCCTTCTTGATTTTCTGTCTTGGATGGTTGAGATGTCTTCTTGATGTGATTGCCTTGAATTAGTGCTTCAATGTTGACACCCAAGCCAAGAAGTTCTTTTTCGGTGAAACTTTCACCCTTGTTTTTTTCTCCCACCGTTAGGTGAGAAATTACTTCATAGTTCATTTTTAACCCCAAATTGTTATTCGGTAACGGTAGGAAAGGAAAATGATTCCTTGTGATTCGTAGGTTCCGGCTTCCGCACCGGTCACGCGCAAGGTATCTACTGCACCCCCAAGTGTGCGGTCGGTTTCAATTGCGGTCTTGATTGAACTTGTTCCCGACCCGGAAAGGTAGGCATCAAGTTTGTCTTGACCGGCTCTCTCTGAAAACCGTTGCACAATCACAAAGACATCAACTTGCGCTTGGTCTAAACCGCGAGCATTGTTGATGTCGAATGTGAAATCTAATTGACCAACAACCGCACAAGGCGGTGTCACAACATCGGGAATCAAATCATAAACACGAAGCCCTTCAATTGCTTGAAGTTGTGTTTTCAATCCATCTCGAACTTGACTTGGTATCATTTGGCAAGTCCGTTGTTTTTCTTGAATGGGCGAAGCAATGCTTCAACATCGGGGTCAAGTCTTGAAAGCAATCTAACCGTTCCAAGTTCGGGTGTGCCGGCGATACCAAATGGAGATTGACGGCGAACAAATAGGCGTGATGCTTGAATCAAACAAGCTGCATTGACTTCGGATGGAACCGAAGACCAACCCCAAGCGCCTTTCACTCTGACGGCTTGTGGGAGATAGTAGGGGAAGACATATCTTCCGGTTGCAAGAATTCTTGTGTAAGGCCAACCTCTGCGTGGGTTGTTAATTGGTTCAACCATAAAATCCGAAGTTGACCAAACGGTGCCCCAAGTCTGATTGAAATTGTCATCAATGGCAATCTCGGTGATTGTCACAACATCATCAACATTCATTGTCCAAGGGTCTTGGGCGGTGTAATAGCGGGTGACCGGAGAAGCAACGGTGCCGTCAACATAAAAGAATCGGCCGGTGTAGTCATCAATCATTCGGCTTGTTGCAACAATTGCAGCTTCAAGGGCGGTGTCATCATTTGAATCTTCAACCGCTAGTGATGCCCTCAATTCATTGAGTGTGCAATATCCGTTAGTTATTGCCACGCTTCATCCTCTTTTCTACCTTGGCAACCATTGCTCTTTCCAATTTTGGTTGTGCGGTTGCGGTTTCCTTACGCTTTCCCCGAACAATTTTTTTCAATCTTTCCATGCTTCGTGGTGGCTTTCATCTAACCAAAAGGATTTTTGGTGGGGCAAAATTGCCGATGTGTTGACATAAATTGGAAAGCCAAGTGCCTTTGCTCTTCGGCAGAAAAGCAAATCTTCGCCAATCCAATCGCCATTGACCGGCCCATCCCAAAACCAACACCATTCGGTGCCCTGATTTGAATCGGCCGTTTCGCGCATCTTTTCAAGAACGCTTCGATGAACTAAAAGGCAACCTGTTCCGGCTGCATCTATTTCAAAAACTGAATTTTTGTCGTATTTATACAAGGGCAAGAAGCCGTGTTCGCTATCTTGAAAAATAGCGGGCACCGGCTTTGGGTAAGTCTTACCCGGAACGCCAAACCCTGCGAATACAAGGCCGGCAACAATTGGTCTTTCCTTATCGTGTGCGGTGTCAATCAAGGCATCAAATGCTTTGATACTCAATTGCTCATCGGAATCAATCATCAAAAGCCAATCCGAATTTGTTTTGTCTAAGAATTGAGCAACCAATCGGTTGCGTTGTTTTGATAATAATCCGGAACCTTTGATTCTTACAAAAGGCCCAAGTCTGCTCGAACGCGCCATTGCCAATTGAATGAGCGTGTAAGCATATGACCCATTTACCATCCCGGGGTCACAAGACCCGATTGAAACTTTGTGTGCAATTTTCATTGATTCCCCCGAATCATTAGAAGTGTGAAGGCGGGCAAGTCGGGGGAATCTTACCCGCCTTCACACAATTATTTAATTTTTTTCTAATTCAAAGAACTAGAAGGTTGGTGCTGCCAAACCACTTCCGGAAATGATTGATGCTGCAAGTGGGTAACGCTCTGCGGTATAAGCTGCGTAACCATAGACAACGCTCTTGATTGTGAGGTTGCCGGCTCCTGTTGCATCGAAACGGAGTGAGAATGGTGAACCCGGCTGCTCCCATAGGTGAGATTCACCTGCGGTTACAACATAGATTTCATCTTGATTTGTGGTTGTTCCATAAGTTGTTCCGATGTTTGCATCGGTAACGATTGGAAGACCCATCATCTGATATCCGGAATTGCCATATGCTGCAAGACCGTTTCCGCTTCCCATTGCATTGAATGGGCCACCGGCTGCAGGAACAACCAATGGGCGGTTTGCGGTGTCAACGGATGAAAGCAACCAAGCCAAACGGCGTGGGTGCATCACGAAGTGAGTTGGGTTGACAAACGCGTTTGTCTGAACTTGCTGAATTGCATCTGCAAGTTTTGGATAAAGAAG